AATGGCACAAGACTTGAAATCAGTTCATGGTCTTGACGCTGAAGGCGAACTAAGCAACATTCTTTCTACAGAAATTCTTGCGGAGATCAACCGTGAAGTTATCCGTACTATCTACAAAACAGCTAAAGCTGGTGCTGCAGTTGGTACAGCTACTGCTGGTACTTTCGACTTGGATATCGACTCAAATGGTCGTTGGTCTGTTGAAAAATTCAAAGGTCTAATGTTCCAAATCGAACGTGAAGCCAATGCTATCGGTCAACAAACTCGTCGTGGTCGTGCGAACTTCCTCATCACTTCTGCTGACGTAGCGTCTGCATTGGCGATGGCTGGTGTTCTTGACTACACTCCTGCATTGAACAGCAACAATGGTTTGAACATTGATGACACAAGCACTACTTTTGCTGGTGTTCTAAATGGTAAGTACAAAGTATATGTTGATCCATATACTGCTAACGTAAGCAACACTCAATTCTTCGTTGCTGGTTACAAAGGTACTTCTGCTTTTGACGCTGGTTTGTTCTATTGCCCATACGTTCCACTACAATTGGTTCGTGCTGTAGATCCATCTACATTCCAACCAAAGATTGGTTTCAAGACTCGTTATGGTCTAGTTGCTAACCCATTCGTTCAGTTAGATAACTCTGACAGCGATGGCGCATTGACTGCTAACGTAAACTACTACTACCGTCGTGTAGCAGTTGCTAACTTGATGTAATCAAGACCTACTTAAAATAGGTAATCAAAGGGAGGCTTCGGTCTCCCTTTTTTCATTCCTAAATAATTATATGACTACTACTTCTATACCTTTAAACATCAATCCATTATCACCTAATGGGTTTAAGTTTGCCATTCAAAAATTACCTGATGTAACATTTTTTGCGCAACAGGTTAATCTTCCTGGAATTACTCTTGGTGAGCCAACTTTCGCTACACCATTTTCAACTCAACCAATTCCTGGAGATACGTTATCATACGATGGTTTAACATTAAACTTTTTAGTTGATGAGAGTATGAGTAATTATAAAGTGATCTATAATTGGATCGTTGCACTTGGATTCCCAGAAAATTATGAACAGTATATTGCAGGAAATGCAGATAATACTATATCATATGGAGATCTTGCGAAGAACTATTCTGATGCAACATTGCAAATCTTAGATAGCAACAACCAAGCAATTCAAACAATACAATTCTTTGATGTATTCCCTGCATCATTAGAATCTTTATCTTTTGCATCTACAAATGATGGTGTTAATTATCTAATTGGAAGCACTACCTTCCGATACGGATGGTATAAATTCCTGTAAGACAAATTTGATTTTATTGCAAGTCTACGGTATAATGTAGACAAAGTGAGGATATTATGAACATTGAACAACTGCAAGAAGAGTGGGATAAAGACTGCGAGATTGATGACAATTATCTCGGTGAAAATTCCACAGCAACTCCCAAACTTCATTCCAAGTATTTAAAACTACTTGTCAACATCAAACTAAAACATACAAAGTTTAGTTCTGATTACAACATTCTCCGTAAGAACAAATTTCGTTTATATCGTGGGGAACTTTCACGTGATGAATTAACAGAACTTGGTTGGGATCAATGGCAGGGAGTTAAGCCACTTAAGAATGAGATGGATGAATTTCTGTCAGGTGATAGCGATCTAAATACTATGAAGGTAAAGATTGATTACCTAGAAACAATGATATATTTTCTTGAATCCGTTCTTACTCAAATCAAAGCACGTGATTGGCAAATTAAAACTGCCGTAGAATGGAAGAAGTTTTTAGCTGGAATGTAATGATAACGATTGAAAAACTAGATGAAGTCTATGTTAGAGTTTTCTCTGATCCAAGTATTGAACAAGAACTCGCAGACTTCTTTACCTATGAATATCCAGGTGCTAAATTTACACCACAGTATAGAGCAAGACTGTGGGATGGTAAAGTACGTCTGTATGATGCCGTAAGGAAAACTCTTTACGTTGGTCTAGTTAGTTACGTTGAACAGTTCGCTGAACGAAACGAATACGAATTACAATTTAAGAATAATGTTTATGTCGAGTATGATCATTCATATGAAGACATCGAACAATACGCAAAATCTCTTAAACCAATGGGTCGTGGCAAACCTATTGAGATTCGTGACTATCAAGTAGAAGCAGTTAAAACTGCATTGAATAAAGAACGCACACTTCTACTTTCTCCTACCGCTTCTGGTAAATCTTTCATCATATATACAACAATGCGTTGGCATCTAGAAAAAGGTCGCAAATGTATCATTATCGTTCCAACAACTTCTCTGGTTGAACAGTTGTATACTGATTTTGAAGATTATTCATCATCAAATGGATGGGATACTTCCACACATTGTCAAAAACTTTATAGTGGATTTAGCAAAGACTTCAATAAAGATGTTTTAATCACAACATGGCAATCAATTTACTTACAACCAAAGAGTTGGTTCAAACAGTTTGATGTTATATTCGGAGATGAGGCGCACCAATTCAAAGCTAAGTCTTTAACTGGCGTAATGGAAAAGATGGATACTATTCGTTATCGAATTGGTACTACAGGAACACTCGATAATAAGAAAATCCATAAGTTAGTTCTTGAAGGTGTGTTTGGTCCAGTTCATAGAGTTACAACGACTAAAGCACTTATGGATTCAGGAAGGCTTACATCACTAAATATAATGTGTATACTGCTGAAGTATAATGAAGAGATTCGTAAGGAACGCAAAAACAAAACGTACCAAGAAGAAATGGACTGGCTTGTATCTTGTGAAGCAAGAAATAAATTTATCCGAAACTTGGCAGTAAATTCTAAAGGTAATACGCTAGTTCTTTTTCAATACGTTGAAAAGCACGGTAAAGTTCTTTACGATCTTATTAAAAATAAAGTTCACGATAAGAGAAAAGTATTTTTCGTCTATGGGGGTACTGATACCACCGATCGTGAAGCAATTAGGCATATCACCGAGGGAGAGTCGGATGCTATAATTATTGCATCGTTTGGGACTTTTTCGACTGGTATTAATATACCTTCGCTTGAAAATGTTATATTTGCGTCGCCAACAAAAAGCAAAATCCGTAATTTACAAAGTATAGGTAGAGGACTAAGACTTAAAGATGGTAAAACACAATGTAACCTATTTGATTTGGCTGATGATCTTCATTGGAAGTCTTGGAAAAATCATACTCTTAATCATGCAGCAGAGCGTTACAAAACGTATGCAGAAGAAGAATTTAAAATTAAAATAGTAGAGGTAGATTTATGTTAACAGAAGTCTACGTTGTTATAAAGTTTAATACTGGTGAACAGATAATGTCTATAATGGATAGTGAAGATGACACCTATATACAATTGTCTCATCCAATGACTATTAAAACTATTCCTGTCGTATCAGAAGGAAGAGAACATCTTACTGCAGTTCCATTTTGTCAATTTACTAGAGATACAACTTTTGTGATAGACAAAAAGAACGTAATGTTTATTAAAACTTTGGATCCAACCATGATCCCTCATTATAGAAATATTGTTGAACAACATAAAAATACTCCATCTGTTCAACAAAGATATTCAGAAGAGAAGTTTATAGATAACGAGATGACTGTAGAAGAAGCGAGAAAGCGCATCGCCATGCTAGCAGCAATTGCTGGTTTGGAAACAGAAGAAGAGGAAACAGTGGAAGAAACTCTCGTAGAATACAGACACTACATTGAAGGTAATGATACTAAACACTAGAAGTCTTCATCAACCCTAACACAGTGATTATGTCTGAAGTCAAGTATAAAAGCAAATAAGTTTTGCAATAACAAATAGATTTGTCCTTTCTTTAAAGATGTTGTAGAATACTCGTTATGCTTTGTAAACAACAAAGAAAAATAATATGGCTCACTATGTAAACAACGCAGACTTCCTTGCAGCAATAGTTAAAATGCGAGAAGAAGTTAAACATGCAAAAGAAAATAATTTACCTATACCTCAAGTAAGCAATTACATCGGTGAATGTATTTTAAAAATAGCAACACATCTTTCGTATAAACCAAATTTTTTAAACTACTCTTATCGAGATGAAATGATCTCAGATGGTATAGAAAACTGTCTGCAATACATTAATAACTTTGATCCTGCAAAATCCAATAATCCTTTTGCATATTTTACACAGATTATCTACTATGCATTTTTAAGAAGAATTGCAAAGGAAAAGAAACAATCTTATATTAAAGGTAAGTTGATTCAAGATATGCCATATGAAATGTTTGAGTTACAAGATCAAGATGATACAGGTGAATTTAAAAATGCATATCTTGAGTTCATGCAAAACAATCATCAATTCGATGATTTTATAGAACGCAAAAAAGAAAAAGCTGCTAAGAAAAAAATGGAAAATACTTTGAACGCATTTATACATGATGAAGATGACACAGAACATAAAACAGTGGATTCGTGATTTGGCAGCAGGACATAATACTGTAACTAAATCTTATCTTTCTTTAGCGAGAGCTACAGCAAGTAAAAGAAAAAAACGAGGTAAGAAACTTATTAGAAAGTATACTTGGGATACCTATGATAACCAATTTGATTTGAATGAGATTATGAGTAATAATGAAAAAATATTTTTAGGTGTTTCTGATTTCGAGGACTTAGTCACAGTCGAAATTATGAAACGACGTGTTGATGCAAAACTGTCAACAGTGCAACGTGAAACAACTGTCCTTTGCGATCGTCAACGATGGTCCAAGTGGGCAGAAGAACATTACAGCGATTGTCTGTTTGTTCAAAGCAATTCCTCAACTGGATTTATTGTTGAAGAAGATACTAACAACTTTGTTAAGTTTGATGTAAACTCCAACTCAACCACTGTTCGTGCCTTTGGTGATGAAGTTTTTGCTGATTGCATTATAGCTGAAGTTGAGTCCAACTTTGATGTTGTCTCTTCTTATATCGAATGGGTTTATGGTTCTGATGGTGGTTCTGTTAATGTTCCATTGAATCGTGATCGTCTTCCTGTTGAGGAAATGTATCCATTCCTCAAAGGTGAATCTCTTGGCGATTACTATGATCGCTAC